ATGAGCGGCAAATCCCTCAACGATCTGGCGCGGGATCTGGCCAGGGCACGCGCGGCTGCCGACAGGCGGCCGGACGACAAGGCGGCCGAGATCCGCTTTCACGAGGCGCGGATCGCCTATCTGGAAGCCGAGCTTTTTCTTTGCCGGAAAGACCTGGCGCATTGGCAACTGCGGTCGATGGCGCTTGGCCGCGCATTGCGGCGGCGGGTGGCGGCGTATCGGCGGTTGGCGGAAACGGCAAGCAAGGGCGCGATCAAGCGACGCTCGCGCGGCCCGGCGCCGGTACCGGCTCAGGCGGTGCTGTTCGAAATCGTAGGGCAGGGGGTGGCCGCATGATTTCCGACGTCCGAACACCGATGCTGGATCCGTCCGATCCGGGTTTGCCGGAGATCGAAACGAATGACCGGGAAGCGCTGGAACTGGCGACGGAGGCGGCCTGCAAGCGCTTCCGCAAGGCGCATCCGGACGGCGTGCCGAACGAGATGCCTTTCGCGCCGCTGAGCGACGACGACGCGGCGGCGGCCGAGCAAAGGGCGCGGCGTTATGCCAGCCGGGGGCGCATGGGTGACCCGGTTTTGTGGTGCGACCTGGGGATTGCGCTGTAATGGCGGGCTATCTCGAAAAGCGCGAGATCGGCCCGGCCACGCTCTACCTGGGCGATGCGCGGGAGATCGTGCCGGCGCTGCCCAAGGCGCATCTGTTCGTCTCCGACGCGCCGTATCGGCTCACCTCCGGCGGGGCGGCCAAGACCTCGTCCAGGCACAAGCCGATGACCGTCGGCTGGATGGCGGACTATTCCAACAATGGCGCCATCGTCCATTGCGATATCGATTGGGACGAGGTCGCCGCGCTGGCCTTCGAAGCGCTTGTCGACGACGCCGACTGCTACCTGATGGCGAACGACAAGAACGTGTTCCCGGCGCATGCGGCGGGGGTCCGCGCGGGTTTCCGCCTGCATAATCTGCTGGTTTGGGGCAAGGGAACGGCGACGGCGAACCGCTGGTTCATGAAGGACTGCGAGTTCACGCTCTACCTGTTCAAGGGGCGGGCGAAAACGATCCTCACCCCCGGTGCCAAGCAGCTTTCGCAAATCCCGCAGCGCGACGAAACCGGCCACCCGACAGAAAAGCCGGTGCTGGAAATGGAGCGTTATATCCGCGCCTCGGCGAAGCCCGGAGAAACGGTGCTCGACCCGTTCATGGGCTCTGGCTCCACTGGCGTCGCGGCCGTGCGCGCCGGGCGGCGCTTCGTCGGCGTGGAGATCGAGCGGCGGTGGTTCGACGCCGCCTGCCGGCGGATCGAGGCGGCGGCCGCCACGCCCCGCCCGCGCGGGATGTTCGACGCCTTCGAGGGCGAGCAGGTGGAGATGGCGACGGGAGGTGTGGCTTGACACATTTGCACGCTCAGAGCATGGTGGCGGTGCTTCGGCGAAAAAGGCCGGAGTCGGGATTGACAGCCCGTTCGTCTACAGGCGCTCGACGCGCCATGCACCTTGCCGGGCGCGTTTTTTCATGCGCGCGCCCTATATTTGTGCATGCGCATCACATGGTCGGGTGCAAAGGGGAGCCTTCGGGCTCGCCGTGTCCTGTAGCACGGTCTGTCAACCCGTTGCGCCCGGCCGCCCTTTCTTTTGACAGGGGAAGAGCAGCCGGGAAAATCTCTACAGGAGAACCGGCCATGGCTCACGATGGCAGCGGACACGACCATGTGTCCTTCGCGCATATCATCGACATCGAATTTCATCTCGGCAAGGTAGAGGGGCTGGCGCTTGCCTTGGGCGCCACTCTGGATTCGCTTGCCTCCGTCACCGACCAGAAGCAGCGAATGAGGCTATGCGGCGCGGGGCAGGAGGTTTCCGCCGTGCTGAACGAGGCGATTGCCGAGGTTAATGCGGCGATTGCCAAAAGCTATCGCGAGCGGAGGGCGGCAGCATGAGCGCCCTGCAGCCGTTTGTCTTCGAAGACCAGCTTGTGCGGGTGATCGACCGGGAAGGCGAGCCGTGGTTCGTCGGTATGGATGTCTGCCGGGCGCTGGATATCAGCAAGCATCGGGATGCTTTGTCCCGCTTGGACACCGACGAAAGGGGGTCGGTAGTAGTGGACTCCCTTGGCGGTCCGCAGGAGACAACAATCATCTCCGAGCCGGGAGTTTACCGGCTCGTCTTCTCGTCCAGAAAGCCGGAAGCGGAACGTTTCAAACGCTGGCTGGCGCATGAGGTTCTGCCGGCGCTCCGCAAGACCGGCTCTTACGCTGTCGAGCGGGAGCCGGTGGAGCTGGTGCCGGGGCACCCCAGCTTCAACGAGGCGGTGCGGCTGGTGGCCGAAGCGCGGCGGATCAACGGGCCGGCGGCGGCGCTTTCGATCTGGAAGCGGCTTGGCCTGCCCTATGACCCGGCGCTGGAGCCGGCAAGCGGGGGAGCCTCGGCGCTGGATGAACGCGACCCGGTCTATCGCTTCGCGCATGCGAAAATCGAGCATGCGCCCGGCGTCGTCACGCCCTTCCGGCTGATCTGGCGGGCATTTGCCGACTATTGCCAGGCGGAAGGTATTGCGAACCCAGGCGAAATCCCCTTCGGCATCCGGTTTGCCCGGCTCGGCTTTCGCAAGCGCAAGTCAACAGGACGGGTGGTCTATGAGGGGATCCGGCTTTCCGCCGGTGAAGACGAGGCAAGCCGATGACCCGGTTTGCCGATTCCGAAATCGCCCGCGTCAAGGACGGGCCTATCTCCGACGCGATCGGCCGCTATGTGGACTGGGACAGGGCCAAGAGCGTGCCTTCCAAGGGCGACTTTTGGGCCTGCTGCCCGTTTCACGGCGAGAAGACGCCGTCTTTCCACTGCGACGACGGCAAGGGCATCTACAAGTGCTTCGGCTGCGGCGCGACGGGCGATCATATCCGCTTCGTCCAGGAATATCTGGGCAAGAGCTTTGCCGAGGCGGTGGAATATCTCGGCGGCTCGCCGGACGCGCAAACCGACCCGGAAACCGAGGCCCGGCTTGCCGCCGAACGCGAGCGCAAGCGGCGCGAGCAGGACGCGGCCGCCGAACGATACCGCGAGGATGAGCGGCGCAAGGCCTATGCAATCTGGCGCGAAGGGCGGCCGTTACCGGGCACCGAGGCGGAAGCCTATTTGGCCGCGCGGCGGCTTGCGCCCGTGATGGACGGGTTGCGGCTGCGCTATGTGCCGAGCCAGCCCTATTGGCACCAGAAAAAGGTGTCGGGCGAGAAAAAGCCGAAACCCTATGTGCTCTATTCCGGCCCGGCGCTGCTTTCGCCCATGACGAGGCCGGACGGCACATTCGCCGGCGTGCATATCACCTGGTTCGACCCTGACCGACCGGGGAAAAAGCTGGCCCTTGGAGACCCGGAAACGGGCGAGATACTGCCGGCGAAGAAGATCCGCGGGTCGAAACGGCAGGCGGCCGAACGGCTGATCATGCCGGCGGCGTTCGACCGGCTGGTGATCGGAGAAGGGCGGGAAACCGTGCTTTCCGCCGCCCGCGCCGAAAAGGCGAAAAGGCCGGATCGCTTTGTCCGCACGGCCTTTTGGGCGTCGATCGACCTGCAGCACATGGGCGGCAACGCCACTGAAACCGTGGCGCACCCGACCCTGAAAACAAAACTCGGGCGGCCGGCGCGCGTGCCGGGGCCGGTGCCGGACATGAGCGACGAGGCGGCGATCCCGCTGCCGGAATTCGTGCGCGAGGTCGTCACCCTGGGCGACGGCGACAGCGACCGTTTCACGGCCGAACAGGTGCACGCCCGCGCGGCGGCGCGATGGGCCATGACCGGCCGCACGATCGTCGCGGCATGGGCGCCCGAAGGCAAGGATTTCAACGATTTGGCGATGGAGGAGGCATGAGCGAGAAAGACAAGGGGCGGCCCGATGTTGACGGCGAAATCGCCGATATTCTCGACGCGGCGAAACCCCTCGACACCCCCTCGGTCGACGCCGGCGAAGACGATGCGTCCGACGTCCGGATCGGACCGGATGAGGGCGAGGATATCGACTGGCCCCGGCTGAAGGAATGTGCGCTGGAGCCGGAAACCGACATCGGCAACGGCCGGCGCTTTCTGATCCGGCACCGGGAGAAGGTGATCTACGTGCCGCAAGTGGGCTGGCACCTGCATGACGGCCGCCGCTTTGCCGAGGACAATGACGGGCGGCTGGTGCGGCCGCTTTCGCACGCCACCGTCGAGGCGATCGCGATGGAAGTGCTGTGTATCCAGCCGACGAAAGAAGAGCAGCAGGTGATGGACGATGCCGACGCAGGCCGCGTGCGGCACCGCGAGTTGGCCGCCAAGGGCAAAGGCCGCACGCCGGAAGAAACGACCGAACAAATGGCGCTCGAAGCGCTGATCGACCGGGCGAATGACATTCGCAAGGGCATTTCCAGCCGGCGGCAGGCGCGGCGGCGCTACTGCAAGACTTCCGGCTCTTCGGGCAAGGTGGACAACATGATGAAGGAGGCGGCGCCTTACGTCTCCGTCCCCGTGGGCGACCTGGACGCCGATCCTCTGGCGGTCAATTGCAAGAACGGCACGCTGCGGTTCATCCAGAACGGAGAGGGCGGCAAGTCCATCTGGACGGCGCGGCTGGACAAGCATTTTCGCGACGACCTGATTTCCAAGCTGCTGCCCGTCGACTATCGCGAGGATGCGGAATGCCCGGCGTTCCTGAGCTTCCTCGATCGTGTGATGCCCGATGAGGAAATGCGCGGCTTTCTCCAGCGTTTCCTTGGCTATTGCCTGACCGGGCTGACGCGCGAGCAGGTGTTCTGCTTCTTCTACGGCAAAGGGCGAAACGGCAAATCGACGCTCGTCGACCTGGTCGCGCAGATCATGGCCGACTACTCGGCGACCGTGCCATTCGAGACGCTGGCGGGCGACGACAGGCGCAAGGCAAGCGAGGCAACGCCCGAACTGGCCCGGCTGCCGGGTGTGCGGCTGGTGCGCGCTTCCGAGCCGGAACAGCGCATGGAATTCCGCGAGTCCATGGTCAAGTCGCTGACGTCATCGGAGCCGATCCTTGTGCGGCGGCTGCATCAGGACTTCAACGAAATCTATCCGGCCTTCAAGCTGATTGTTTCGGGCAACCACAAGCCGACGATCAAGGGCACTGACGACGGCATATGGCGGCGCGTGCTGCTGGTGCCCTGGGAAGTGCAGATACCCGACCATGAGGTCGACAAGGCCTTACCAAAGCGGCTGTGGGCGGAACGGGACGGGATATTCGCCTGGATGGTCGCCGGCGCGCTTTCCTATCTGGAGGAGGGGTTGCGCGTACCGGACGCGGTGCGAGCGGCGACGGATGACTACCGCGAGGAGAGCGACCCGGTGGGGGCCTTTCTCAAAGAGGCATGCGACGTGACCAGTCTGCCAAGCGACGTGGTCACGCCGGGCGAGCTGTACGACGCCTTTGCCAAATACGCCAAGGCGCAAAGTTTCACGGTCTGGCAACCGACGACCTTCAACCGGCAACTGCCGCTCAAGGCCGCGCAATTCGGCTTCACCAAGTCGAAGACGAACGGGCTGTCCGTCTATCGCGGCATCAGCATCAAGCCCGCCTTTGGCCCCTCTGTCACCCCCGGTTGGGACTGATGACGGCGAACTGCGCCGAATTCAGGGAGGCTAGGGAGGCAAGGAAAATGCGGTTGCCGCTGCCTCCCTTGGGAAGTGCGAAGGGTTTCAACAAGTTAGGACGCTAGGGAGGCTAGGGAGGCAAAATTCCGCGTTGCGCGTGAGAAAGGGGCAAGGGGTTTCGTATCCCTTAAAAAAACTCTCATGCGTTTCTTCCCAAATATCCTCCCTATCCTCCCTGAACACGAGAAAAGAAAAGTAAGGCATTGAAATAAAAGAGAGAAATCTAGGGAGGAAAGCAGGGAGGCAAGCCAATGCCGCGAAATCCTGCCTCCCTTGCCTCCCTAAGCGATGAAAACCGACCGTTTTGACGGGAGCAACAAGGCAAATGCGGAAAAAGATCGACATTGAAGGGTTGCTTGCCTGGGCCTACCGCGAGGAACTGCCGAAGGCGGCCGGGAATGGCGGCGTCGCCGGCATCGCCAATGGATGGGCCGGGGTTTCGAGCTATGCCGAGTTGCTGACCGTGGTCGATCACAACGAATACGGCTGCGTTCCGAACCTGGCCGATGGCGGCGAGCCGGACCCAGACGCGGTGCGCGTGCATGAGGCGGTGGTTGCGCTCGACAGTGTGGCGATTGACCTGCCGGACGGGTGGTCGCCGATGGAAGAGCTTGGCCAGCATGGCGAGCTTGGCGAAATGGCGGTGGCGGTCGCGCTGGATACGCTGACAGTGGTCGACGGGGCAGGGGTTCGCCGGTTGCGCAATGGACCGGCTAGGCTGGTGCGCAAGCACGCAATCCTTGGCGGCGTGCCCGAATGGCAGTGGGATGGCGAAGAGCCGGCCGCGCGGATTGTCACCGGGCCGGAAGGTGGGCCGTTATGGTTTCGCGAGCGGGTGAGCCGGACGCGGGACGCTTTCGGCAAGGTGATGGAATATCGCTATGAGACGGCGGACGGCTGGGACAAGTACCGCAACAGGCCGAAGCGCGGCGCCTACCAGAAGGCGGAATTGCATCCTGACCCGCTGCCGCTGATCCTCGCGCGGGCCGAATATGAGCTTTGGCACGCATCGCTCGAGTGTCTTGTGGAAGATTTGCGGCCCGTGCTGGAGCGGTTCGAACTGGCGGAATTCCGCCGCTCTCCGCGACCCTGGCAAACGCCCGACAAAGCCGCGCCGCGCGTACTCGTTGCAAATGCTGCGTTTTTCCGTTGACGCAACCTGAGATTTGACATAGCTCTTGTCACAGATAAAAAGATCACAGCCCGGAGCGGGAAACCGCTGCCGGGCTTTTTCGTGGGCGCCATGTCGTATCGTGACCATCGCAGCGAAGATGCGCAGGAATATCGTGCGCTCTACAAGACTGCGCGGTGGCGCAAGCGCAGGGCGGCACACCTTGCCGTAGAGCCGCTCTGCCGAATGTGCCAGGCGCGTGGGCTCCTGAACGATGGCAGCCGCACGATGGAAGGCAAGCCGCAGACAAATGCGAGACGGCGCTTTCTAGTCGCCGACCATGTCGAGCCACATAAAGGCGACCGCTACAAGTTCTTCTTCGGCAAGCTGCAAACGCTTTGCCCGGATCATCATGACGTCGTGAAGCAAGGCGAGGAAAGCCGAGGCTTTTCAGTCGAGGTCGGTCTCGATGGCTGGCCGATCGACATCAACCACCCGGCAAATCGCTAAGGGGGGGGTGGTCGAAACTCTGGAGCCCCGCCGCTGCGGACCGGTGGGGGAACCTTTCTGTGTAGAAAGTTGAAATTGGAGAGAAAAAGCCCACTCGGCAGTCATTGACTGACCGGGCAATTGGGCTTGGAGAAGTGCCATGAAGGGACGCAAGCCGGGTACCGACAACGTCGTACCGCTGACGGAAGAGGGCCAGTACGGCGCCAACCTTGATGAGCGCGCCGAGCAGAAGGCGAAAGAGTTGAAGCCGCGCGGCCTTTCGAAAGAGGTCGCAAAGGTCTGGGACCGTCTCGCGGTGCCGGTCTGTCATCCTACGGTCGATCGACTCAGGCCCCACATGGTCGCGACCTTCGCGTTGATGTGCGAGGCGCTAGCCCGATACGAGGCCATAGCGGCTGAGCTGGTCGTGCTGGGTGAGACTTACACAACGGAGGGGCGCAACGGCGTCCAGTACAAGTCGCGGCCCGAAGTGGCGCAACGCAACGAAGCCTTCCGGCAGTTTCTGACGCTTGCCCGTGATTTCGGCCTGACGCCGGCGTCCGAGCGCGGCATAAGCACGGCGGCCGGCCAGGGGCAATTGTTCGATCCGGATTTCGCGTGAAGACCGACCATGAAAAGGATCCTGTCACCGCCTGGGCTGAGGACGTTGTTGCCGGCCGGGTGATCGCGGGACCGCATATTCGCAACACTTGCCAGCGGCATCTGACCGACTTGGAAGACGGCCGCAAGCGCGGGCTGGTGTGGGATGCCAAGGCGGCGCTCGACGTGATTGGCTTTTTCCCGCGTAAGCTACGGCTTAACGGCGGGCAGTTCGAAGGAAAGCCTTTCCACCTACATCCGTCGCAGCAGTTTCGCGTCGGATCGCTGTTCGGCTGGAAGTGGAAGGAAACCGGACTGCGCCGCTTTCGTCGTTTCTACGACGAGGAGGGCAAGGGCAACGGCAAGTCTCCAATGCTTGCCGGCATCGGCCTGGTCGGGCTGGTGAAGGATAAGGAGGCCCGCGCCGAGGTCTACGCGGCGGCGTCGAAGAAAGACCAGGCGATGGTGCTCTTCAACGATGCCGTAGCGATGCGGGCACAGTCGCCGGATCTGGCCAAGCGCATCCGGACTCACGGCATCGACCCTGTTTGGGCGCTGACCTACACAGGAGCGAGCGGCGACCGCCGGGTGTTCCGACCGATATCGTCGGACGAAGGCCAGTCCGGACCGCGCCCACACATGGCGCTTTGCGATGAGGTGCACGAGCACAAGAACCGCAATACGATCGACATGCTGGAGCGAGGCTTCAAGTTTCGAACCCAGCCGCTGCTGGCGATGGCGACGAATGCCGGCACGGACCGCAACTCGATCTGCTTCGAAGAGCGCACCCATGCGGTGAATGTCGCGGCCGGCCTGACAGAAGACGACACGACGTTCCCGTTTGTCTGTTCGCTGGATGAAGGGGACGATTGGGAAAACGATCCGGCTTGCTGGGGCAAGCCAAATCCGCTTCTCGGTGTGATCCTGAAAGAGGATTACCTGGCGCTGCAGGTTGCGCAGGCGAAATCGATCCCCGGCAAGCGGAACGGCATCGCCCGCCTGCACTTCTGCGAATGGACGGACGCGGAGTCCGCGGCGTTCTCGCGCGAAGCCTGGATGGCTTGCGTTGGCGATGTCGATATCGACGCGCTGATCGAGGCGGGGCACCCTTGCTATGGCGGACTCGACCTTTCACGGGTGAGGGACTTTACGGCCTTCACGCTCACGTGGGTTCTGGACGCGGAGCGCGACAAGCAGGTGCTTGTATCGTTCACCTGGTTCTGGACGCCCAAGGCAACATTGGCGAAACGAGCTGCCAAAGATCACGCGCCCTATGAGACTTGGGAGCGCGAGGGGCATATCGAGGCCGTCGACGGCGACCGCATCTCTTACCGATGGGTCGCTGAGGCCGTGGCGAAGATCTGTGCGCGGGCGCATCCTGTCGAAATCGGTTGTGACCAGTACGGGCTGGAAAACCTGCAGGATCATCTCACCGATATCGGGGCCGATCTGCCGATGACCGTGCATCCGCAAGGCTTCCAGAAGCGGGTGATCGAGGTCGACAAGTCGCAGCCGGAAGGCGCCCAAGAGGTCTATCTCTGGATGCCGGACAGCATCAACAAGCTGGAAAATGCGATCTACGACAAGCGGATCAGGGTGGCTCGCAATCCGATGATGAATCATTGCGCCGCTTCGGTGACCTATGCGGAAAATCGAACCGGGCACCGCATGTTTGACAAGCAAAAGGCGTTCGGCCGGATCGACGGCATGGTTTCACAGGCGATGTCGATCGGGGTTGCAACCTGCCGGGAACGCAAACAGGAGGGTTCGTCCTTCTGGGAACAGACGGGGGCAGCGTAATGGGTTTCTGGTCGCGCCTGTTCGGCGATGCGGATGCCAAGAGCGCTTCGACGCTCGAGTTGTTTCGTGAAATCTATGGCGGTCGCGAGGCGAGGTCGGGGGTCAGTGTCAACTGGCAGACCGCGATCGAGGTTGCGACTGTACTCGCTTGTGTGCGGGTGATTGCCAATGGCGTCGCCCAAGTACCTTGGCGGGTCTATCAGGATCAGGGCAGATCGAAGAGGCCGGCGGTCAACCACTACCTATATCCGGTTATCTATCGACGGCCGAACAAGTGGCAGTCGTCCTTCGCGCTCCGTGAAACGGTGATGTATCACCTGTTGCTAACCGGAAACGCTTTCGTGTGGAAAGGCATGGTCGGATCGAAGCGCGAGATCCGCGAGCTGAAGCCGATCGAGCCGCACCGGGTGACGGTGCAGATGACAGACGACGTCCTTACCTACAGGGTCCAGGCTGATAACGGGCAAGCAGCAGTCTTCCCGGCCGATCAGATATGGCACCTGCGCGGGCCATCCTGGAATACCTGGATAGGCCTGGATGCGACGAAGCTTGCGCGCGACGCGATCGGGCTCTCGATCGCGACGGAAACCGCGCAAGCGGAATTGCACAAGAACGGCGCACGGGTGGGTGGCCTCCTGTCAGTGGACGGGAATCTATCCAAGGAGCAGTTCGACTTCCTGTCGGCTTGGCTCGACAAGCATGCCATCGGCGGCGAAAGGTCGCAAAAGCCACTAATCCTGGACCACGGTGCGAAGTTCTCGCCGTTTCAGATGACCGGCGTCGACGCTCAGCACCTCGAGACCCGCAAGCATCAGATCGAGGAAATCTGCCGCGCGTATGGTGTCATGCCGATCATGGTGGGGCACGCCGACAAGACGGCGACCTATGCCAGCGCTGAGCAAATGTTCCTGGCGCACGTCGTTTACACGCTGCTGCCCTGGTACGAGCGGATCGAGCAGTCAGCGGACAACGAGCTGCTCAGTGAAACCGATCGGGCTGATGGCTACTACACGAAGTTCAGCCCGAATGGACTACTGCGTGGCGCGGCCAAGGACCGCGCGGAGTTTTATTCAAAGGCGCTCGGTGGGCCTGGTGCCCGTGGCTACATGACGCCAAACGAGGTCCGATCGCTTGAAGAGCTAGATCCGATAGATGGCGGGGACACGATACCCGAGCCTATGCCGGCAGGGCCATCCGAACCCAAGCCGACAGGAGACGAGAACGATGGATCGAATTGAGGTCAAGTTCGCGGCCGACGGCATCGACGAAAAGACCGGCACATTCTCTGGCTACGGTGCGGTGTTCGGCAATATCGACAGCTATGGCGACGTGATCGCCAAGGGTGCTTTCCGCCAGACGCTGCGCGACTGGAAGCGGGAGAAGAAGCTGCCGGCGATGCTACTGCAGCATGGCGGTTGGGGAATGACTGATACGGACGGTCTCCCGGTTGGCGTGTGGACGCTGATGGAGGAGGACGATACCGGGCTTCGAGCAGAGGGTCGGTTGATCAACCTTGATACCGAACGGGGCAAGTCGATCTATGGCGCAATGAAGGAAGGCGTCCTCGACGGCCTGTCGATCGGATACAGGGCTAAGGAGTTCGCGCTCGGCACCAAGCCGGACGAACCGCGGCGAACCTTGAAGGCTGTTGACCTGTTCGAGGTTTCAATCGTGACTTTCCCGGCCAACGGCAAGGCCAGAGTTGGTGCCGTCAAGTCTGCCGAAGGCATCAAAACCATTCGCGAATTCGAGGAGTTCCTGCGGGACGCGGGCGGCTTCTCTCACGCCCGAGCGAAGGCGATTGCCTCGCAGGGCTTCAAGGGCTCGGAACCTCGGGATGAGGACGTGGCCGGTATCGCGGCACTGATCCGCCGCAACATCGACAAGCTATCCTGACCGGAGGTTTACAATGGACGACGAACTGAAGTCCCTGATCAAGAAGCAGGGCGAGGCTTTCGATGCGTTCAAGGAAACGCATGAAGAATTGAGGAAGGCAGACGCGCTGACCGAGGAAAAGCTCAGCCGTATTGAGAAAGCACTTGACGACGCTGTCGAGGCCAAGGCGAAGCTCGAAGCCAGGTTTGATGCCGAGAAGAAGGAGCGTGAGGATCTTGAGCTTAGGCTTTCTCGCAAAGGTATCAGGGCCAATGGCGACGCCGAAGCAAACCAGGAGGTGCAGCTTAAGGAGTTCAACGCCACTCTCCAAGGGCTCGCGGCAGATCGCAAGCGGTCGTTCCAGCCACTAGACCATGGCGGCATGAGCGCGTACAAGGCGGCGCTCGAACAGTGGGTTCGTCACGGCGAGCGAGAAATGTCGCCCGAAGAGGTCAAGACGCTGCAAATCAGCTCGGATGCTGAAGGTGGTTATTTCGTGACCCCAGACACAGCTGGCCGGATGGTGACGCAGATCTACGAATCCTCGCCAATCCGCCAGATCGCTTCGCAGCAGACGATTTCCACCGATGCCCTGGAAGGTATAGAAGACCTCGGCGAGGCAGGGGCCGGTTATGCGGGCGAACGAAAGACGTCCGCCAATACCGATACGCCTGATGTCGGTAAGTGGCGTATTCCGGTCCACTGGATTGACACGGAGCCCAAGGCGACACAGCAACTCCTCGACGACTCTTCGATTAATATCGAGGCATGGCTTTCTGGTAAGGTAGCTGACAAGTTCGCCCGTTTCGAGAATGCTGAGTTCGTGACCGGGGCTACGAAGATCAGAGGCTTCTGTTCTTATGAAGTGGCGGCAGACGACGGCACGGGCGTGGAATGGGGTAAGATCGGGTACGTGCCATCCGGTGCGGTTGGCGATTTTGCCGCTGACGACCCGGCTGACGCGATCTTCGACCTAGTCGGTCTGCTGAAGAACGAGTACCTGAACAATGCCCGTTTCGTGACGCGGCGTACCGTCATCACGAAGATTCGCAAGTTCAAGGACGGCCAAGGCAACTATCTCTGGCAGCCATCCTTCGTTGCCGGTCAGCCCGAGACGATCGTCGGCCATCCGGTGACGCGCGCGGAGGATATGCCGGGGCTCGGAGCGAATTCGCTGTCGCTCGCCTTCGGTGATTTCGCGCGGGCCTATCAGATCGTCGACCGGCAGGGCGTGCGCGTCCTTCGCGATGCGCTCACATCAAAGCCCTATGTGAAGTTTTACACGACGAAGCGCGTCGGCGGCGGAGTCCTGAACTTCGAGGCGCTCAAGTTCATGCGGTTCGCTGCGGCGTAACCATCAGGCTGATGGGCGGTCGATCGACCGCCTATTTCTTTTCCCACTCTTTATCCAAAAGGACTGATCCCATGCGTGATCTCTCCAGCAATCTCGGCCCGGTGCAGTCGCTTGCGCCGGCCGCCCGAACAGCGTCGGCTAACGGCGCGGGCGTCGATCTGCGCGATTTCGATGGCGCAATGGTCATGATCGATGCCGGATCCTGGACCGACGGCACCCACACGTTTGAGGTGCAAGAATCGGACGACAACGTCGCCTTCGCGGCAGTCGCCGCAGATGACCTTCTCGGGTCGGAGCCCGTCGTCGGCGGTGCCACGGACGACGACCAGATCTACAAGGTCAGTTATATCGGGACCAAGCGCTACATCCGCGCCGCAGTGACGGTAGCCGGGGCGGTGACGGGCGCTGTCTATGGCGTCAGCATCGTCCGAGGTCTCGCGCATCGGCTACCCGTTGCCTGATCCGGTCATACCGGACATGACCTAACCTGACGGCGGAGGCTTCCTCCGCCGCTTTCTTTTGGAGGTGCAGATATGAAGGCGGAAGTCACGGCGGAATTCATGGGCGCGGCGGACCACGATCCGAAGACACGCAAGTTTGTGGTAGGGGAAATCGTCAGCGGCGACCTTGCGTCTGTGGCGGTTGCCGAGGGATGGGCAGTCTCGGTTAACCGTGCCGAGGGGGTCGATGGGCAGGCAGCCCAGGTCGACGGCGCCGAGGAAGCCGAAGCGCAGGGTGGTCAGGTCGACGGTGCGGCGGAAGTCGAAGCGCAGGCCGAAAGAACTGCCGCCAAAGCCAAGCCGGAAAGCGAATAAACCATGTTGCGCCCCGTCCGCCTCAGCGCTCCGGCGTCAACGCCTGTATCACTAGCCGAAGCCAAGTCGCACCTGCGCGTCGAATTCGACGACGATAATGAATTGATCAACTCGCTGGTCTTAGCCGCGGTGGCGCATCTCGAAGGATGGAACGGCGTGCTGGGGCGCTGCCTCGTGACGCAGATCTGGCGGCAGGATTTTGGAGCATGGGGCAATGGCTGTCTGCGTCTGCCGTTTCCAGACGTTACAAGTGTCACGGTCAAATATTTCGACCGCGACAATGCAGAGCAAACGGTACCTGCCGAGCAGTTCGAGATTTTGGAGGACGCGCGCGGGGCATTCCTCCGCTTCATCGACGCATTCGCCGGCCCAAGCCTTTATGAGGACCGGTCCGATCCGGTGCAGGTGAGCTTCGCCGCTGGCTATGGAGATGCAGCAGCCGTGCCGCAATCGATCAAGCAGGCGATGCTTCTGCTGATCGGGCATTGGTACGAAAATCGCGAAGCAGTGAACATCGGCAATATCACGAGTGTGTTGCCGATGGCGGTTGACGCGTTGCTGGCGCCGCACCGGCGCGTAGGGATCTGAGGCCATGGCGCGGGCAGGGCAGTTCCGGGATCGGGTCACGTTTCAGACGGAGACCGATATCCCTGATAGCGGCGGTGGTCAGGCGACAGGCTGGGCCGACATCGCGACCGTCTGGGCGCATCTGGTCGAAGAACGGGGTCGGGAGCGGATCGCGAACGGCCGGATCGAGGCCAGCGCCGGTGCGGTGCTGCGTGTTCGTCATTCGCCGGCGGTTGCAGTGGTGACAGAGAGCGACCGTGCGGTGATCGGCGGCGTTGTCTACAACATCCGCTCGATCGCGCAGCCGGATCGCCGCAACCGGATTATCGAAATGGTTCTGGAGCGAGGGGTGGCTGTCTGATGGCTGACGGTGTTTCGCTCAAGACGCGTTCGGTTGACCGATCGCTTGCCCGTTTGCGCAGGGTCGTTCCGGAACTGGACGCGGAGATCAACAAGGCGAACGAGGCCTCCGCGAACGAAATGGCCGATCTCGCTCGCCGTCTGGCCCCGAAACGCAGCGGCGACTACGCGGCATCCATCAATGCGAAGAAGGTAGAGGACGGGCAGGCGACTTTTGTCAATACGTCCCGGACGCCGCGCGGGGTCTCGACGACCTCGCGCACAATCTCGGCGACTGCCGCCTGGGGCATCTTCGCAAGCTGGATCTGGACCTTTCTTGAATTCGGTACCCGTAATGCGTCCGCGCAACCGCATATCTTTCCGGCGTATCGCCTGATCAGGCGGCGCCATCTTCGCAGGGCGCGGCGGGCCTTGAGCGTGGCGGTTCGGAAGGCCTTGGCCAAATGACCGCCTACGCATGGCCCCTGCAGCAGGCCTTGTATGCCGCTCTCACCGACCCGCCGCTCGACGGTGTAACGCGGGTTGTCGACCATTCGTTTGCGGATGCCGGCAACGGCGATTTCCCATTCGTCCAGATCGGCGAGGCGCAGTCGTTGCCGAACGACGTGCAATGTTCGACCGGCAGCGATGAATACATCGATCTTCATGTCTGGTCGCGGTATCGCGGCCAGCGGGAGGTGAAAGAAATCATGGGCGCAATCCATGCCGCCCTGCACCAATCGACGCTGGCCGTGGACGGCCTGTCGTCGTGCTTCGCGTATGTCGATGGGCAGCGCGTCTTCACCGACCCGGACGGGCTGACCCGGCACGGCGTCGTCACCCTGAAAATCACCTGTCACATCTAGGAGGTGCCACTATGGCACAGCAGAAAGGTACTCTGTTGCTCATCAAGGTGGGCGACGGCGGCAGTCCGGAAACGTTCGATAACCTGTGCGGAATTACGACGCGCAGTTTCAACATGGGTACGAATGAGGTTGAGACGACCGTGCCGGATTGCGACGATCCGGGCGGCGTCGTGCAGCGCACCGTCGTCGCCGGCGTGCGCACGCAAACCTTCAGCGGTAGCGGTTTGTTCGATAATCGCGCCGTAGCCAAGCGGGCAGTGGACGCCGCTCGCCTCGGCGTCCCGATCAACTGCCAGGTGATCGTGCCGGGCTACGGCATGTTCGAAGGGCCGTGGATCATTTCCGGTTTCGAGTTCGGCGGCGAAAGCGAGGGCAACATGAGCTTCTCGGCCACGTTCTCGGCGTCCGATCTTCTGACATTTACGGCGGAGGTGTGACATGCGCCCGGCAAACGAAGCGCGTGGCGAAGTCGCCGTTACGGTCGGTGGGGTCGACTTGATCCTTTGCGCCACGCTTGGCGGTCTGGCCGGCGTGTCGGCCGCCACCAAGTCCGAAACCTTCGCGCAGATGTTTCGGAAAATCTGCGGCGGTGAGCCGAATGCCATCATCGCGGTTGTCCAGTCCTGGACCGTCGAGGGCGACGCGGTGGCGGCCCTGAAGGCGATGAAGATTCCCGACATGATGAAGATTGCCAGTGCGGCCGAGCGCTGCATGGACGCGCTGATGGGGGATGCGGCGGGAAACGCCGACGCCGGGGCGGAGAAAAGCTGACGGAAATCCCGTTCCGGCAATGGATGCGGTGGATGCCGGCCCTTGGCTGGCGTCCATCGGATTTCTGGTCGGCAAGCCTGGTCGAGTTCTTCGTAGCCATAGAAGGCCATGCCGAGATGAACGGCGCGGATAAGGCCAGCGACGGTGTCGATCCTGATGAATACGAAGCCTTGAAGAGAAGGTACGGCTGATGCCCGGTGAGAATACCGAAAAGCTGGTGCTCCTCTATGAGGCGCAAAACCGCGACGTTATTCGCAAACTCGACCAGATCGAACGGGCATCGAAGCGCGCCTTTGACAATTCCCGCACGCCATTGCGCCGGTTCAGCCGGGAATTGGAAAAAACGCAGCGGCCGGCGGAAAAACTCAGGACGCTGTTTTCGCAGTCGTCGCGTTCGGTCGCGGTGCTCGAAGGGCCGCTTGGCGGTGTGGCCGGTCGGTTGACGGCGGTCGCCAGCGCGGTTGGTTCAGTCAATCCGCTCCTGACAACGGCGGGTGTATTGTTGGCCGGCTTTACCGCCGCCGCCGTCAAGGCCGTGCCTGCCTTTGCTAGGTTCGAGACGCAGCAGCTCACGCTGCAGCAAGTATTGCGGGCGACCGGCGGATCGGCGGGGCGCACCGCTCGACAGCTTGAAGAACTGGCGCAGAGCGTCGGCTTCAACACACTCGGCTCGACGAGCGAGGCGCGCGAGGCGGCGGCTCAGCTTCTGACCTTCCGGTCGATTGCAAACGATGCGTTCGACCGTACCTTGCGTCTGGCGCAGGATCTGGCAACGGTCGGCTTCGGGACGCTGTCAAGCTCGACGGTCCAGCTTGGCAAGGCGCTGGAGGATCCCGTCAACGGGCTTTCGGCGCTGCGCCGCGTGGGCGTCTCGTTCACAGAAGCCCAGAAGGACCTGATCCGGAATTTCAGCGAGACCGGCCGCGTTGCCGAAGCGCAGAATGTCATACTTGACGCGGTCGAGCAGCAGGTGGGCGGCGCGGGCGCAGCATCCGGGCAGGGCCTAGCCGGCGCTTATGACACGCTATCGGAAGCAACCCAGATCCTGCTGGAGCGGTGGGGCAGGCAGATCGCGGCGGCAACCTCGCTCAAGTCGGGTATTCTCGGGATTGCGGGGGCCATCGACGAAGTCAACTTTCGGGCGGGCCTCGGCGGTCAACTGCAGACCGTCGATGACAATATCTCGTTGGCCCGACGTAACATTCTGACCGAACGAGAGTTCGCCGGAACACGCCCGCCGGGCGCGAATGTGGTGGCGCAAGAAGAAGAGCGTCTTCAGGGGCTGCTGCGCTATCGCGCTCAGTTGCTTCGGGAACTCGACCGGCAGCGCAAGGAAGAAGACGATGCCTATGTGCGGTCCATCGAGCAGCAGAAAGCGGCCGAACTGGAGCGCATCGATACGGTGGTCGCCGGGCTGCAGAAGGAAATCGATCTCAGCAAGCAATCGGCCGATGAAAGGCGCATCGCGGCTGAGCTGGCGAAGGCCGGCGTAACCGCCGACAGCGACGCCGGTAAGCGGATCGAAGCGCTGACGCGGGAAGCCATTGCGGCAGACAAGGCTGCTGAGGCGCGGGCGAAGCTGGACCGTGAAGGCGAGCGGCAGAAGGAAACCTACCAGCGTGTCGTCGATGCCCTGAACCTGGAGTTTGAGGCAATCGGCAAGACGGCGGAACAGCAGCGGATCATGAACGAACTGTCGCGCGCCGGCGTCGCGACGGGCACGGAAGAAGCCGACATCATCGAAGAGAAGGTGAAGGCGATCTATCGCCTGAACGCCGAGCAAGAGCGGTTCAACGAAATCGCGCAATTCGCCGGCGACCAGATTACCGGAGTGTTTTCGGACCTGATCAGCGGGGCTTCTTCCTTCGAGGACAGCCTGCGCCGCGTCGCCGCATCCATTTCCGATGTGGTGCTGCAGGCGACCTTGCTGGGACAAGGGCCGCTCGCCGAATTGTTCGGGACGTCGCCAAGCGGTGGTAACGCGGTCGGGGGTTTGCTCGGCGCCATCTTCGACGGCTTCCGAGCGGATGGCGGGCCGGTGTCGTCCGGGCGGGCCTATGTGGTCGGTGAGCGTGGGCCGGAACTGTTCGTGCCGAAATCGGCCGGGCAGATCATCCCGAACGGCGCGGGTTCGGGTGGGATGGTCTTCGCGCCCGTCTACAATATCGATGCGCGCGGATCGCAAATGCGCGCCGGTGAATTCCGGGCAATCATCGAAGAAAACAACCGGCAGATCGTGCCGCAAATCGCGGTGAGCGCGGTTGGCAGGGCGAACCGCAAGAGCGTGTCGCCGGCGTTCAGGGGGCGCTGATGACGATTACCTATCCGCGTGAACTGCCGGTCGCCAATATCGAGCGGGCGGTATTCGAGCTTGGCCGGGATATCAACATCAACGCTCGTCGCGGAGGCGGCCTCCAGGTCGTCGAGCGTGGCGAGGCGCGGTGGCGTGTGGAAGTTACCTTCGGCGTCATGCAGCGGCCTGACTATCAGAAGGTTCGGGCCTGGTGGTTGTCGCTCCAGGGCGGCATGCGGGAATTCCTGCTGCACGATCCGGCGCACCCGCGACCGATCATCTATCGCACGGGTTTTGCCGGCATGACACGGCACGGCGGAGGGGCCTTCGACGGGGACGCCTCCGTTACGGCACTGACGCCGACCGCGCTCACGATCAGCGGTTTGCCGACAGCTTTCGATCTCAAGGCCGGCGACTATGTGGGGTTGTCAGAAGGCGGCAAGCGCGGACTGCACATGATCACGGAAGATGCGACGGCGGCCGCCGGCGTCGTCACGGTGACCGTGGAGCCGTTCGTGAGGACGAATATCTTCACCACGGCTGCGGCAGTGCATTTCGACAAGCCGAAGGCGATCTTCATCCCCGAGCCGAACAGCGACGCTTTCGAATTCGGTATCGGCCCAAGACCGTTTTCGTTCCAGGCCATTCAACGGATCTACTGATGCAAGAGCTAGAAGCGCCAATCAAGTCGGCGATCGATGCCGGGCGGGTGATCCGGCGCGATGCGATCCTGTTCGACCTGGCCGAAGGCCTGTTCGGCTTTTGGTGGGGCGAGGGGCCGCTGATGTGGAACGGCATCCGCTTTGAGGGGACGGGTAGCCTGCTGAAGGTCGACACGATCAGCACCAGTGCTGACGGCTCGCCGACAGAGGTGAATGTGTCCATGTCGGCGATCCCGAATAGCGACCTGACACCGGACGTGCTGGCCTCGATCGAGCAGTACACCTATCACCAGCGGCCGGCCCGGATTTATAGCTTCCTGTTCTCTCCGGAGACCGGGCTGATGCTCGGTACCGCGCCTAAAGTTTTGCTTTCCGGCAAGATCGACGGCATGCCGCATGAGGATCGGCCGGGCGCGGAATACACGGTCACGGCCCGGATCGTGTCTCGGTCAGACGAGTATCGGGCAACCGGCTACGCCAAGCGCAGCGTCGAGACGCAGACGGCCATGAATGGCGGCATGACGGACAAGTTCTACGACCACGCCGCCCGTGCCTCGCAGTGGCAGTTGAAGTGGGGCCGGACATGAGACGCGAGGACTGGCAGGAGCGCCTGATCGAGGCCGTTCAGCAACACGCTGAACGGCCTTTTTCTTGGGGCGGGACAGATGGCGGGACCGATTGCTTCATGCTCGCCATGGACGCGGCAAAGGCGGTCACCGGAACCGATCCCTACGCAGACGAGCGCGGCCGCTACAAGACGCGGATCGGTGCGCTGCGGCGGTTTCGCAAGCGCGGCTTCGGCTGGCTGGAAGATGCTTTCGCGGCTGTGTTTGAGCCCGTGCCCGTGCCGCTGGCGCAGCGCGGCGACATCGGCCTTGTCGAGGCGGACGGGCAGGACTGCGCGGTCGTGGTGATCGGCGCGGAAGCGGTTGGCAAATCGGAGCGCGGCACGATCCGCGTGCCGGTCAAGACGCTCAGAAAGGCCTTCAAGGTCGGACGATGAAGTCATTCTTTCTGCTGATACTGACGGCGGTCTTCTGGCTGGCCGGCGGGGAAAGTGCGTCCGCCGCTCCGGTGGTCGGGATCGCGGTAGCCGCCATTGGACTGACGGGAACGGCGGCGGCTGTAGCAACCGCCATCGGCACATTCGGGCTGTCTCTTGGTGTCTCCATTGGCCTGAATTCCCTTCTCGCTCCACGCACGCGCTCCGGCGCGTCGATTTCGGGCGTTCAGGGAGAGGTGCAGTTCGGCGGCGATATCTACCGCCAGGGTGCCTTCGGCCGGGTAGCGACACCGGGGCATTACGTGTTCGGCAACACCTCCGGCGCCAACAACCGCTATCTCGACCAGGTGCTTGTGCTGTCGGACGGATGGTGCGAGGGGCTGGAGAAGTTCCGCATCAACGGCGAACTCAGGACGCTGACCCAGGTCGACGCAGGGCAGGGCTGGACCAAGTATGCCGTGACGCTGCCGGATGACGGCAACGTCCGCCGCATGTGGGTAACGTTCTGGGAAGGCCGGCACGACCAGGCCGCCAATGCAGAACTTATCGCCGCCGCAAATCCTTCGTCGCGCTGGACGGCGAATTTCGTCGGCCGCGGCGTCTGCTATGCGCATGTGCGGGCCGAATACAATCAGGATATCGAGGATTTCCAGGGGCTTTTCAACGCGCCCTACCTGTTCGAATTCAAGGGCCTGCGGCTTTACGATCCGCGCAAGGATGACACGGCGGGCGGTGCCGGCACGCATCGCTTCGACGACTGGACGACGTGGGAGTTTTCCGAAAATCCGTCCGCCTGCCTGTATCACTTCCAGCGTGGCTATTTCGTTAGTGGCGTGCGGCTCTTCGGCATGGGCGTCGCGTCCTATGACCTGCTGACCGATCTCTACAACGCGGCCGCCAATATCTGCGATGAGCCGGTGTTGCTGGACGCCGGCGGCGTCGAGCCGCGCTATTGCGTGTCGCTATTCGCCTCGGATGGAGAGGAATTTTACACGGCCATCCAGTCCTTTGTGGATGCGATGGCCGGTCACATGCTGGAGCGGCAGGGCATCTTCGCGCCAATCGCGGGGGCCGCCTATGTGCCGGTGGCGACGATCACCGACGACGACCTGATTGCCGAGGCACCTGTCAGCTTCGGCGCCAAGCGCCCGCGCGACGAGCTGGTCAACGAACTTTACGGGCAGTTCACCGACCCCGCGAATGCATGGGGGCCGTCCGACATCCCGTCGATCATCGGCGATGCGGCGACCAAGACGGCTGACGGCGGCGAAACCCTGCCGCGCAACCGCGACTATCCGCAGGTGATTTCCGGCGGGCAGGCGCAACGGCTGGCGCGGATCGCCTATCGCTCGATCAGGCATCAGGCGACGGCGACAATCACGCTTGGCCTTGAAGCCTTGCAGTGGGAGCCCGGCGACTGGATCACCTGGGCCTCGCAGCGCTACGGCACGCGCACCTGGCGCATCACAGGCTGGTCTCTGGATGGCGAAAGCGATCTGATCACGCTGACGCTCGAAGAGGTGTCGGCGTCGATCTACTCGTGGTCTTCGGCCGACGAAATGCCGGTCGCCCTGCCGCCGGCCGCGCCGCAGCCCGGTCCGCGTCCGACCAACGTTACGAACCTCTCGCTGCAGCCGGCGACGGTCAATGGCACGGAAGGGCAAGCCCTGCCAGCGATTGCTGTGGGATGGGACGCGATCGAGGACGGCACGATCACGTCGGTGACGGTCCAGTATCGCGTCGCCGGTGAGACGGCACTTGCCGGGACGCAGGTGTCGCAGCGGCCGGCGGAAAGCGAGGATTGGGACGGCACGGTGATTTCTGCCGGCATCCTCGCGGGCACTGACTACGATGTCCGCGTCACGATCGCCACGCAGCCGGCCCGCGCCACGACCTGGAGCCCGTGGACCGGGATCACGACGGCGAACACCTATGCGGTGCCGGTTGCCAACATTGCGCGTGAGGTGTTCGAAGGCGCGGTTGGCCGGGCACAGATGGATGCGGCGGCGCGGTCGCTGCTGGCCTATCTGGACGACGACGAGACCAATCCGGACTCGCTCGCCTATGTCCGCCGGCTGTCTGAGCAGGCGGCCGAGGGCGCGCTGGCTGCGATGATTGCGATCCAGCAGCGATCGGACAAGCTGACGGCGCAGGCGGTGCGCGCCGGCGTGCATTTCCAGGCGGAGGTATCGCGGCTCGACGTTGCGATTGTCACTGAAACCGCAGCGTTGGCTTCGTCAATCCTCGACCTCACTGCGACGGTAGAGGGCAAGGCCGATGCGTCGGCCCTGTCGGCGTTGGACGCCAGGGTGACGACGGCGGAAGGCACGATTACGTCGCAAGCCCTGTCGATCACTCAACTCATGAGCGATCTTTCCGGGCTGACCGGCACGGTCGACGCGAACGCCACGGTCCTGAACGGCCTGACGACGACGGTGATGCAGCAGGGCAACGACATCAGCGCCAATGCGGCAGCGATTACCCAAGTCTCCGCCATGGTCGACGGAGCGACCGCAGGCGGCTTCTACCGGCTTTCGGCGACGGCGGGCACGCTGCCGGCAGGCGTGGCGGCCGAATATGTCGTGCAGCTCAACAGGGGTACGCCGGAGACGCCCGATTTCGAGAGCGCGGGAGAAGTGCTCCAGCTCCTGACCGGGGGCGGCAGCCGCAAGGTCTTCATGGTCGATCAGGTGTTCTTTTCGGACGGCGCAAATATGTCGCGCGGCATCTATTTCGAGAACGGCAAGGCGACGCTGGATGCCGCGAGTGTCGGAACCGTTACCGCCGGTAAAATGCAGTCCGAGGATGGCAAGTTCCTCATCGATCTCGACAACAAACGCATCAGGATCATCGCATGACGACCTATTCGGCCGGCACGATCTCACTTTCGGCCTACACCAATCGCGTGACGGGCAACAGTACGCAGTTCGTCGGCAATGTCAGGCCGGGCGACTGGCTGGTCTGCGACGGCGACGCGGTGATGGAGATCGCCGAGGTCGTCAGCAATACCGAGCTACGGCTTTATTCCGGCTGGCCGCGCGGCAACCGGACCAGCATTGCCTATGTGATCGAGCACACCAATCATCTCCCTGGGCCGCAAGCGGGCGAGGTGGTCTTCAGCGCGGACGGGCAGGCCGGGCGTGTGTCGATCTACTACGGCCCGGAGGATCTGGCGCTGGAGGCCGACCCGTTTTCGGATCTGAGCCGCGTCAAGTTCCATTCGGACTTGCCGTATATTTCGGTGGTGAACGTCATCGAAGGTACGATGAACGTAAATAGCGACGGCGTCGACGCCTATTCGAAGAAGTTCCAGCCGATCTTCAGCCATGGCCTTGGGTATACGCCCCTCGTCTTCGGGGCGATCACCAATGCGCGCAACTATGACTGGTCGCAAACCTATCCGACTTATCTCGGCAATATCACGGTGCCGTGGAGCGGTACTGTACCCCTCGCGGGGTCGCTGCCTGGTAACGGTGAGCCATACACTCATATGACGCTGGATCTCGGTGCCGACATCAACGATGTGTTCCTGATGTTCCGCCGCCAACTGGCGCCGGCAAACACGCCACGGGACGACCTGACGATCGCCTACAAGATCTTCATCACCGACTATTCGATGGAGTCGGGTCTTGCGGTCGGCGGCCCGCCCTACGCACTGATCCTGGACGCTTTGGCCGGTCGTCTCGTCGTGGCGGATGGCAAGTTCGACAGCGAAAAGCGCCAGCTCGTGCTGGACGGTTTTGACGGTGGCGACAGCATCCCGGCGGCGTTCGGCGAGAACGTGGCCTATGGCGAGTTCGACAATTTTCAAATTCCGGTGCCGCATTCGGTCACGCCAAACGCGGCATACCCATTCCCGTCGTCGGGCTATTCCGATGAAAACGACATCTATCACGGGCGGCCGGTGATCGGGATGGGGGCGTGAATGCGGGACTTCGACTATAACGACGGGAGGCTGGTGACGGTCAACAGCGCGGGCAAGACGACGCTCGACACCGACAAGAGAATGCTGCTGATCCCTGACACGATCTTTTCCGGCAGCATCGTCATCCCGCAAAGGACAGTGTCCGGCTCGTCGGGCACGGGCGTCCGCTGGCAGCGGTTTCCGGTTGCCGATGTGGGGCCTTATGCCAGCCTCGCGCAAGGCATGATCCGGGTTACCGGCAACGGCAACTACTACAGCAGCGACCGATGGATGGTGCTCGGCGGCGGGGCCCTGATACAGGCGAACTGGCAGCGCGCGATCAGCCTGCGGTTCTGGCAGACACTTGGCGCCGGCATCATGAACGAGAAGCTTTACCTGATCGCGACCAGCTATTCGGCCTGGACCTCGGCAAGCCTGCCGGTCGTCTTTCCCGCGCTGACGGTCGAATACCGGATGGTTGCCGGCACCTTCAACTGACCTTCCGCCCCACTTTCTGACCTTCCAAAGGCTCGCGATCGCGGGCCTTTTGCTTATCTGGAGACCTGCATGTCCAGCTACAGGATCGGCTTAGCTACGGTCACCAATGGCAGTGCGTCGGTTGCCATTGCCGGCGCAGAGCTGACCAAGGGTGCCAATGCGCGGGTGGGTGATCTTTTCACGCGCGACTGGTCGGCCTTTTATGAAATCGCGGCAATCGGCGGCGATGAGGCGCTGACGCTCGACCGGCCCTATGCCGGCGCGACGGCGACTGGCGTTACCTATGCGATCCTTAAAGTGTCTGTGGCCCGCCACACGGCGGCGGCGGTGCTGGAGCAGGTGGGGGCGCTGGCGACGGCCACGGCGTCCGTGCTGTCGGTCAGCGGCGACGACAAGCTTCTGAGCCTCGACAAGGCGGAAGCGGCCGGCGCAGCGGGCCTGCTGTTACAGCGGGGCGGGGCGCACCGTTTTCGGCTTGGGCTGTTCGGCTCGGACGATCTCAAGATCCAGCGCTCGCCTTCCGGATCGGGCAATGACTATGTCGACGTGCTGTCGATCGCGCAGGCAACGGGTGCGTTGACGCTTACGGGCGTCACGCTCGCCAATCCGGCCGTAACCGGCGCGGCTCTGTTCGCCGCCGGCAGCGCCG